GTTTTAGATTTCGGAGCAGATAAAACAGCTACTTCAGGTACGTTTACAGTTCAGTTTCCAGCACCAACATCAACAGCAGCGATTTTAAGAATCTCTGGTTAATTAGGAGGTAACCTCCTATGGCATCCGGAACTTGGAATACTGGCTCTTGGGGTCAAAATCAATGGAATGATAATGCGAATCCAACGCCTATCGTTACAGGATTTGCTATGTCTGCAGCACTCGGTGACGAGTCAAGCTCAACTGAAATTAATGTAGGTTGGGGTAGACAAGAATGGGGTCTTCAAGGTTGGGGTATTGCCGGCACATTTATTGCTACAGGTGATGCTGTAACAGCAAGTCTTGGAAGTGTTACTACAACAGCAAATGCTAACACTGGTCCATCCACAAACAATAATCAATTATTAACAGCAGGTCTTGGAAGCGTAACCGCTTTTGGTTTAGCTGTTGTTGATGCAACAGGATTTTCACTTACAAATAATTTAGGAACAGCTGATGCTGGTCCTGATGCTATGGCAACAGGTAATCAAGCTAATATGGGTCTTGGTACTGTTGAAGCGTTTAACTTAGCAGGTTGGGGTAGACTTCAATGGGGTATAAATGATTGGGGTGATGCTGGTAGTTCTATCATAGCATCTGTTTCTGGAATTGCAATGACTGCAGCTTTAGGATCTCCAGCAGAAGTTACAGGAAGTGCAACTATTGTTGCAAATACTTTAAACGTAGCTCAAATAACTTTAGGTCAAGTAGACCCTGCACCTGATGCAGCAGTAACTGGAAACTTTATGATAGGTTCTCTAGGTACTTTAGGTTTCCAAGGAGATGTTTCTCCAAGTGTAACAGGTTTTGCATTAAGTGCCGCTTTAGGTAATGAGACAATAGACTTAAATCAACAGGTAAACGTGACTGGAAATCCTTTATTAGCAAGGGTTGCTTCAGTATCTGCATTTACAGATGTTACTGCAACTTTCAATGGTTTTGGATTGACTATGAACATAAATAGTGCTAATGCTCTTATCTGGAATCAAATAAATACAGGTTCTGCTCCAATAGATCCTCCTGGATGGAGGGAAGTCGTTGCATAAAGAGTTTGACACTTTCTCTTTATTTTAATAAAATAAACGATATAAGGAATTTAATATGGCGAATTCAACATCAGCAAATTTAAAACTTACCGTACAAGCAACTGGGGAAAACTCAGGAACTTGGGGACAAATTACAAATACTAACCTTTTAATTCTAGAACAAGCAATTGGTGGTTTCACTACTTTTAATATAACTAATGCTGCTAGATCTTTAACTTTTACTAATGGTGCTTTATCAAATGGTAAAAACGAAGTTATAAAATTAACAGGTACTTTAGCTTCTAACTTAACAGTTAGTATTCCAGACTCAGTTGAAAAAACTTATTTAGTTGAAGATGCATGTAACCATGCAGGTTTCACTTTAACTTTTAAAACTTCATCTGGAACAGGTGTATTATTATGTGAAGGAAATAATTACACATTATATTCTGATGGAACTAATGTTGTAAAACTTCATGAACAAAGAAACTGGAGAGCAGTATCAGCAGCAGAAACAGTTCAAGCTGGTGCTAAACTTTTAGTAAATACAAATGGTGGAGCAGTTACAGTAACGCTTCCAGCCTCACCTGCTACAGGAGATGAAGTACATTTTGTAGATCAAGGTTATGATTTCAATACTAACGCATTGACTGTTGGTAGAAACTCTTCTAATATAGCTAATGCAGCATCTGATCTTGTAGTTAATACTCAAGGTGCAGCTTTTTCATTAGTTTTTTCTGGAGATGCTACAACAGGATGGACTTACACGGAGAAATAATATGTCAAATTACGAAGCAACAAAATACGATTTTTCAGGGGCAAACCTTACAGGTATTGAAGGTATTCCAACAGCAACTATTGTGCCATGGTCTTCTGCATCAGTGCCAACAGGTTTCTTAGAATGTAATGGTCAAACAGTTTCAAGATCAACTTATGCAGATTTATTTGCTATCGTAGGTACAACTTATGGAGCTGGAGACGGTTCATCAACTTTTCTTGTACCAGATTTAGGTGATAATGTACCGGTTGGAAAATCTAATAACAAAGCTTTAGCTTCGACTGGTGGTGCAAACACTGTAACCTCAACAGGAAACGTTGCGGGTTCAACAGCAAATGCAACTTTATCAACAGGACAACTTGCAAGTCACCAACACAATGCAGGTCCTAATTTTTCTGGAAGTCCTGTACCAGGTAACATATCAGGTGGAGTAGGTCTTTCATATGCTAGAGTTAACCCCGGAGCATTAAGCACTGCTAATACAGGTTCAGGTGATGGACACGATCATAATATGAGTGCAAACTTTGCGGGAGATGCAACTTCAGTTCTTCAACCTTATTTAACAATTATTTATATCATTAAGACATAGGAGAGATTATGGCAACAAATTCAAATTGGACAGTAGTATTCGAAGATAAGTGTGTTATTAAAAATACAGGTGTTGAAAAAGGTACAGGTTATGTAATTAATGATGATGCTTTTTGGGCAACCACTGATTTTCAAAATATTTGGGCTATTCAATCAGGTACTTCTAATTCTTCTGATGAAGTAGAACACAGAGATGGAACAGCACATTGTTCTTTAGCAGACGAAGGGATTTCAATGTCACAATTTATTAGTAGATGGGATGCCGCTCATTTAACTCAATTACAAACTAATTGGGATAATGATGACGTTGAAGGTGAAACTTCTGAAGAAAAAATTGCTAGATTAGGCGCAAGACCTACCTCTTATTCTTCGTAGTATTAAATTTCTTTGTATTGAGCTAGAATTGAAAATCGCTTACTTTGATTTTTATCATCCCACATTAATGGACTATGATAACTTGAAGACTCCCAAAAAATTGCTCTATTTTCTTTAAAACCAATGTGAGTATTTAGTTCATAAGTATCTTTAGTATTTTTATTTTTTACATAAAAACCTGTTCCTCTATGTAAACTTTCATCTCCTCTTATATAAAGTAATATCTGATGAGAAGTATAATCATCCAAATCTTTATGAACCATTGGTGTGGTTCTTGCTACCATTGTGTATGCACAATATCTTTCTTTAAATTTTTTATTATACAATTCGCTACATTTTTTTCTTATATGATCCGCTATATGTTTTTCAGCGTCGGCTCCATAAAATAAATGCTCATTTTTGTCTTCTTTTGATATTAACTTACTATCTTTAATAGAATGTTGAGTAAAATTATATCTATAGGTATAAAAAGGAATTTTATCGTAAATTAATTTAAATAATTTATCATCTAAAAAATTATCTTTGATGTGTATGTCAAATCCTTCTTTCATAATTAATTACCTCAACATCATCCAAGACGTTAAAATATATTTTTCACCAGACAATGGTGGGTTTCCTCTGTGTATATAAGGAAAGCCTGCAGGCCAAATAATTATGCGACCTGTTTTAGGTTTTACTCTTTTTGAAAAATGTAAAAATTCTGTCTCTCCACCTTCCTCAACATCATTTAAATATATAGAAAAAACAAAAGCACGAGGTTCATTACTAAACCCTTTACCATGTTCTATATGCCAAACATGATATCCTTCTGTAGGTAAAGTTTTTTGAATTTTTAAATCTGTAAAATGAAAAGGAACTCCGTAAGCATCAGAGGCTCCTGTATGTTGTACATAATGATTCCAAGCTAAATCAAAATTAACCATCATAGGTTTTAATGATTCCCACCATACATCTAGATTATATGGAGCAGCAAAATATTGTTGATCTTGTTTTTGTAATATAGAAGATTTTTCTGTCCCTATTCTATTTACTGTATTATTAAATTTATTTTGATTTTCATATAGATTAATTGCTTTATTGCATTCTTGTTCAGTTATGTAGTTATCATATATACCTATAAAATTATTTATATTTACTGTTTTTTCATTCATTATTTTTTTTTCCCTGTAGTTTTTAAAAACTTATCATAAGCATGTTTTGTGTGAGGTCCATTTTGATTTACATAATGTAAAAATACTTGAGCCATACCTTCACCTTTGTATACTCCAGGCCTCCAATGTTTTTGTTCACAACCTGCATATAAAACTGCGTCACCTTCTTCTAATTCAAATGATGTACCTTCAATTACAATAGGCCAGTTATCTTCTTTTTTTATACAAGCAGTAACCGATATTTCACAAGAAGGTCTGTCAGTGTGTGTTTTTAATTTTCCTCCAAAAATATAATATCTCCAATAAGCATAAGTAGGAAACAATTTTAATTTAGATTCTTTTTCTACAAGGGGAAGTTTTATATCTAATAAAGAAGTCATTAAAGCATCGTAATACCAAGAGGGTGAAAAACATTGAATGTCTTCTATATTATGATTATCAACCGCATCTAATTTGTTATAACAATATTTTTGAAGAATATTTAATTCGTCTTGATTAAAAAATTTTTTAATTGCTTTATAATTTACTGCAGCCATGCAACTATACTATACCTTGTTCCTTTCGTAATAGGTTGGATTCCATGTGGATACATAAAGTTACTAGGAAAAAACACCATTGATCCCTTACCAAGTTTTAATCTTTTTATTTCTTTTTCATTTTGATCAGTAAATATTAAATCTCCTCCTTCATAATCATCATTTAAATTTATAATTACACTTAAATTTCTATTTGTAGAGGTAAAATGATCTGTATGAATTTCATATTTTCCCCCTGGATTATATTTTAATAAGTCTATTTGATTTATTTTATTACTTGCCATTTTAGGAAATTTGGCTTTATATAAGACATACAGTCTTTCTATTTCTCTTTTTATGTAGTTCCAATAAAAAATATTTGTAGGAGTATCTAGTTTTAAATGATAACCTTTTACGTTTCTTGTGCTTTTAATCAAGCCTCCTAAAACTTCTAAATTTTCTTTAGATTTTTTATTTATTAAGGGAACTATCTTATCTATAAACTCAGCAGATATTACATTCTTTATCTCAACAATTGCTTCTAAATGATCCATTATATTGATACTTTCATTCTCTATAAAACTAATATATAAGCTAGTATATGCTACAAAAATTAAATTTCAAGCCTGGTTTTAATAAGCAAGACACAGAATCTGGTGCTGAAGGGCAATGGACAGATGGTGATTTTGTTAGATTTAGATATGGACTACCTGAAAAGATAGGTGGTTGGAATCAATTAACCACTGGGTCTTTAACTTTACCAGGTGCAGCTAGAAGACAACACGCTTTTACTTCTTTTGCAGGTGAAAAATACACAGCTATTGGAACGTCTCAAGGTTTGTTTTTATATTATGGTAATGATTTTTTTGATATTACTCCCTTAGATACAGCGATTACAGGATGTACATTAACAACAGTTAATGGTTCAAATACTGTAACTGTAAATAAAGGATCTCATGGTTTAGCTAAAGGAAGATATGTAACATTATCTGCTGTAACTGTTACAGGTGCTTCAGATTACACACCAACAGAATTACAACAAGTTTATGAAATACTAACTGTCCCTGATGTAGACAAATTTACAATACAAGCTTCTAGAAATGAAGGAGGAACAGGTATGACTGCAGCCGGTGCTGCAACTGTTAATCCTTACATTGTAGTAGGTCCTACTTTTCAAACCGCAGGTTATGGTTGGGGTACGGATCTTTGGGGATCTAGCACATGGGGAACTGAAAGTGCAACTAGTAATGTGGTTCTTGACCCAGGAAACTGGAGTATAGATAACTTTGGAGAAGTTTTAGTCGTAACTATATTTAATGGTAAAACTTTTACATGGAATGCTGGAGCATCAAGTCCTAGAGGTATAAGAGCTTCACAGTCAACAACTAATTTTAACACAACAAACAATCCAACGGCTACAAGAATTTCTATTGTCTCAGATAGAGATAGACACTTATTTCATTTAGGCACAGAAACAACTATAGGTGATCCTACAACACAAGACCCTATGTTTGTAAGATTTTCAAACCAAGAAGATTTAAATACATATGCACCTACAGCAACTAACACAGCAGGTACTTTTAGATTAGATACTGGTAATGAAATTAGAGCAGCCATACAAGGTAAAGATTATATTTTTGTAGCAACTGATCTTGCAGCTTATGTAATTCAATTTGTTGGTCCGCCATTTACTTTTTCTGTTAGACAAGTTGGTACTAACTGTGGATGTATTGGTCAACACGCTATGTCTTATGCAAACGGTGCTGTATGGTGGATGTCAGCTGAAGGTGGGTTTTTTGTTTATGATGGTACGGTCAAAACATTACCATCCCTTGTAGAAGATTTTGTATTTAGCACGGATGGAGATAATTTAGGTATTAACTTAAACTCAAGAGATGTTGTGTACTCTTCACCTAATTCTTTATATACAGAAATAAATTGGTTTTATCCAAAAAATGGATCTGATCAAGTTGATAGATGTGTTACGTATAATTACTCAGAAAATGTTTGGACAACTTCATCATTAGCTAGAACTACATACACAGATCAAGGTGTGTTTAATGCTCCATATGCAACAGAGTATACTAAAACAGCCACACCTGTATTTCCAAGTATATTAGGAATTACAAATTTATATGGAGCTAGTGTTTACTATGCTCATGAAACAGGTACTGATCAAGTTAACAGCTCAGGCACAACTTCTATTGATGCGTTTATTAGATCTGGAGATTGGGATATTACTTCACGTAAGAGCGCCTTGGGTCAGGCAACAGGAGTTGCAGATTACAGAGGTGATGGAGAATACTTTATGTCTGTTAGAAGATTTATACCTGATTTTAAATACCAAACAGGTAATGCTCAAGTAACTTTATTTGTAAGTAGTTATCCCGATGATGTAGCTGTTAGCTCACCACTTGGACCCTTTACAATAACATCTTCTACTGATAAGATAGACACAAGAGCTCGAGGCAGATTAGTTTCTGTACAGATAGCCAACACAGCAGTAGGTGAGTCATGGAGATATGGCACACTTAGATTAGACGCACAACCAGACGGAAGAAGATAATGGCAGTATATTTTGATCAAAATGGAAATTTAGTAGACACAGAGATAAACGAAAGCTCTAATGTTTTCATGGAAGATCCCACTGAAAATTTTTATCAACCAAGAATGGATATAAGTCCTACTCAAAATTTCTATCAACCAAGAATGGATATAAGTCCTACTCAAGATTATTATCAATCAAGAATGGATATTAGTCCTACTCAAGATTATTACGCTCAAAGAGATTTTATTAACGCTCCTCAAAATTATTATCAACCTGACCTAACTACATTAAGAGGTTTAGACATGAATAAATTTCAAGGTGTAAGTGACATGAGTATGATAGATGAGACAACTAATGATGAACAAGATCAAAATTATATAGATCAAGTCAATAAAAATAAAGAAAGTGGTATTATGAAAATTTTAAGAAATCTTCCAACTTTTGGAAATTTAGCTGCAAGAATACTACCTCAAGAAGATCCTAGAGCAACTAATATGAGAAATTTTTATGGTAATCAATATGGTTTAACATCTTCTGGTTCTATTGCTTCAGGGATTATGAAAGGATATAATCCTGTATATGGCAATGATTTTTTAAATAAAATTTCTGGAGGAATAATTCCTGCAGGGGGATATGGTTTAGCAGGGGCTATGGAAAGAAGAATAAATAATATATTAGGAAGAAGAAGACCACAAACAGATGCAAGTAGAGCAAAAATAGCAAAATTAAGAAATTTACAATTAGCGGACATGACAGAAAGAGCTAATAAAGGAGAAAGTTTATCTAGTATTGGTAAATCTACTTTTAGCGGACCAGGTATGGCATTTGCTCCTCAAACAAATACTTATAGCGGTGGTAAAACAATTTCTTCATCGAGTGTACCTGGAGGAAAATACGGGTCACCAAAATAATGGCTAAAATAACTAATTACATACCTGAACCAAAAGAAGATTATGATGTAGATAATCAAAGACAGATTATGGAGTCTTTAAATACAATGAAACAACAACTTAATTTTTCTTTTCAACAAGATTTAAAAAACGAACAAGACGCTTTTAATTACTTTTTATCATGAGTATACAATATAAAAATGCCTCTAAGATATTAGACGGAACGGCTATGACAACTGTTTTAACCATAGCTACATCAGCTGTAGCTATCATAAAATCTGTATATGTATCTAATAATAGCACTGGAGCTGTATTAGTTAATTGTGATTTAAGAGATTCATCTGCTAGTACAGATGTAGAATTTTTTAGAAAGGACATACCTGCTACAAGTACAGTCAATGCCACAGAACAGGGGTTGAATTTAGAAGCAGGAGATGCTATAAAAGCGCAAGCAGAAACAGCTAACAAACTTGAAGTAGTAGTTAGTTATGCGCTTATAAACAGAGAGAATGAAAACGGATAACATACATAAGATCGATTGTACAACTATAACAGTTTATAGAAATACAAAGACAGGTGAAACTTCTAAAGAAAAAATAGAAGGTCCTGATATTGTAACTGACGTAACTGTACATATTTCACCAAAAGGTCTAGATGTATTCCAGAAAGTAATGAACAATGATAATAAGAAACCAAAACCCTAAAGGCGGAACAGAATTACAATTCAACTATTTAGAAGAATATGTTGATAAAAAATTATTAAATCAAGTACAGATTACAACTTCTGTACCAGAGAAAATTCCATTACATCCAACTAAAGTAAATATACTTTGGCAAAAAAATTCATACGATCAACCTAACTTAGCTCCTTGGTTTCAAGATAAATCTAATCATCACAAGTATGATTGGTATGTATTTAACTCTCATTGGACTTTTGAAAAATTTAGAATGTTATTTGATTTGCCATTAGAAAAATGTTTAGTAATTAAAAATGGTATAGACAAAATACAAAAGGCAAAACCTTATGAAAAAGATAAGCCTATAAAAATAATTCATCAGAATACACCTTGGAGAGGATTATCTGTTTTACTTGGTGCTATGCAATTAGTTAAAAACCCATTAATTACTTTAGATGTTTATTCATCAACAGAAGTATATGGTAAAGACTTTATGGAAAAAAATGATGATAACTATAAAGAACTCTATGAACAAGCAAAACAATTACCTAATGTAAACTACATAGGTTACAAACCTAATAGTTATATTAAAGATAATATGCATAAATATAATATGTATGCATACCCAAGTATTTTTGAAGAAACATCTTGTATATCTTTATTAGAATGTATGGCAGGTGGTTTATATTGTGTTACCACAAATCTTGGTGCATTGTTTGAAACAGGCGCTGAATTTCCTATGTATATTCCATATGATAACAATCATAGAAGACTTGCTATGAAATTTGCTTCTGCAATAGATGCTTCAGCAAATATATTACATGAGCCAATGATACATAAACATATAGAGACTCAAGCTGACTATGTTAATGCTTACTACAATTGGAATAAGATAGGTACGTCTTGGACAAGATTTTTGACAGGAGCGATTAATGTCAAATCTAAATAAACCTATTTGGTTTAACGAAGAAAAAAAAGATGAAGGTGATACTAACGTCATTGAAATAAATGTAGGTGGTAAAGGTGGTAGATCTCCATATAGAATAATGGTTTGCACACCTTGTCATAGTGATGTAACTATGCATTACACACAAGCTGTTTTAAAATTTCAACAAGAATGTTTACAAAGAAATATATTAGTAAGCTTTACTTTGTTAAAATCTTCTTTGGTTACACAAGGTAGAAATCTATGTGCAGCTGAGATGTTAAACCATAAAGATAAGTACACACATTTATTGTTTATAGATTCAGATATTGATTTTAAATTTTCTACTATTGAAAAAATGTTAAAAGCTGATTTAGATGTTATTGCATGTCCTTATCCAATGAAGATGATGGATTGGAATAAAATATGGAGAAGGGTTAATAACAAAGAAGATGCTATTACTTCTGCAGAAGATATGTCAAGAGCGGGTTTTACTTATCCAATTAAAGTAGAAGATCAATATAACATTATAGCTGATAAAGGTATTATAGAAGTAACTCATGCTCCTACAGGATGTATGTTAATTAAAAGAAAAGTATTAGAGGATATGATTAAAAATTATCCAAAATTAGAAATAATTCAACCTACTTTTATTAATGGTAAAGAAGATAAAAAACAGAATTTTTTTAATTTATTTGATACTTGGCATGATCTTAAAACTAAAAGATACTTTGGAGAAGACTTTGGTTTCTGTCAAAAATGGACAGATATGGGTGGTAAAGTACACATATATGTAATGGATACTATTACACATGTTGGAGAGTTCTTATATCGTGGTCGCTTCTTTGATGATTTATATCAAGGTACACGACCTGCAAAGAACGCCAAACCACTTGACGAAGATACAAAAATCAAATAAAGTGTAGTATTTTCAGGATATCTATGCCTGCTCAACAGTGTAAATATATTTAAATTATGGCAATATCAAGAATGCAAGAACCCAGACAATTATACGGACTAGGAAGTTTTGTTAAATCAATAGGTAAGACGATCAAAAAAGTTGTTAAGTCACCTATTGGTAAAGCTGCTTTAATAGGTGCCGCTGCCTTTGGTATACCAGGAACACAGTTTGGTGGTCTATTAGGTAGAGCAAGTTTTGGTAAACCAGCGATGTCAATCTTTGGTAAGCAAGGTGGTATTGGTGCTTTGTTTGCTAATCCTTCAATAGCTGCAATGAAGACACAAGGAGCAGAAAAAGGATTTCTTGGAGGTTTATTAGGTAAAATCCCTGGCGGTGGATACACTGTAGGAGCAATAGGAAGTATCTTAGCTGCTTCAGGTATGAGTCCAGAAGAGATAGAAGAAACTAAAAGAGATCCAGAAAAAGTAAAAATTTATTTAAGAGACTATTACAGTAAAACAAATCCTGATGCATCTGCTGAAGAAGTAGAAGAGTTTGTTACAACCAATACATCTGAGTATGCTGTAGGTGGTAGAGTTGGTTTAGAAGGTGGAGCTAATGAAGATTTTCAAAAATATTTAAAAGGTAGAGAAGAATTTAATAAGAAACAAAATGCTGAACAACTTTACAAAGAATACCTAGAAAACAAACGTAGAGAAAAAGTAGCTGTACAAAAAACAATGGCAGCTAATGGAGGATTAATGCCGACAGGTGTTATGAGAGCTAATAAAGCTGGTACTATAGAAAGAGACTATAGAGAAACAGGTGGATTTGTACCAGTTGGTATAAAAGAAAAAGCAGATGACGTACCTGCTATGTTAAGTAAAAACGAATTTGTAATGACAGCAGATGCTGTTAGAGGAATGGGTGGCGGAAACATTGAAAAAGGTGCCCAAAGGTTATATGATCAAATGAAAACAATGGAAAAGAGAGTAGTGTAATGGCAGTAACAGAAACAAGA